CTTGCTGGTGGAAAGGAAATCGAGGAACTTCCAGTAATCATTCGACTGACCGCGCAACTCGCTGAAGTTCAGAAACGATACAACGACATCATCAAAGAAAGATTGCGATTGAAAAAAAGCGGAGAGGTGGCGACACCTTCTGGCGGCGTACTCAGTGAAAATGATATGGGTGTACCAGTTGATCCAGCAGTTCGGTTCAATGCAGCGATAGCGGCGACACGAACACCACTTGAACAATTCCAAATCCGAATTGCGGAGATTCGAAACGACCTAACAACAAACGGTTTGTGGGAACCTGAACTTGCACAACGCGAAGCACAAATGGCGGTCGATGCTTACCTGAAAGAATACAACCGCATCCCTGATGAACAAAAGAAAATTATGGAAGGTCAAAAAGCTGCGGCCGAATCTGCCACGCGATCAGTTGCGACACCACTTGAGGAATTAAATTTTCGCATCGCCGAAATTCGAAATAATTTAGAAACGAATTCATTTTGGAGTCCAGAAACAGCGCAACGACAATCACAAGAGGCGGTGGATGCGTACTTAGCAGAAATGAAACGACTTGAGGAAGTGAACAAAGATATATTTTCGAACATGACTGAATTTCAATCCGAAGCGTTTCGCAACATGCAGGACATACTTTCCGAATTTCTTTTCGATCCGTTCGAGGATGGTCTGAAAGGAATGTTGAAAGGTTTCATTGATATGTTGCGGAAGATGGTCGCGAACCTGTTGGCGCAAAAAATACTCACCGCGTTTTTTTCCTCGTTTGGTGGTGTCGCGGGTGGTGGCGGTGGCAGCACCGCTGGCGCTGGATTTCGCAGCTTAGGGCCACCCGCTGCAATCGGTGGGCCGCGATCCGCTCAACCATTGATGGTCGGCGAGCGCGGCCCGGAAGTATTTTCACCCGGCGCAAGCGGATCAATCCGACCGCTTGGATCAGTCAACATCGAACAAAACAATTCGTTCGGCGGTGACGGTGGTGGACTAACTGCCGCGACGTTGGTTCCCATTCTCGAAAACAACAACAAAAAAGTGAAAGCGGAAATATTAGATGCCTTTGATCGGGGTGCGTTCGTATGACGACTTACAATCTTTCTGTTACGCCGAATTGGGTGGTAATCGAATTGCGCGGCAACACTGGCGTTTTCGAATCGCCGTTAAGCGGAACCAAACAGACGGTTGATCGTGGCGGTTTGCATTGGTATTTCGCGTACACGTTCAACGAATCGCGTGGCGATAGTCGCGCTGAACTGATGGGATTGACTGCCGCGCTTCGATCACAGGCAAATCGTGTGCGTGTGCCTGTTTACGATAATCCCCGGCGCGGCGCATACGGTGGCACTCCTTTGGTCGCTGGCGCTGCACAGACTGGCTCGACAATCAATCTGGACGCAGCCAGCTTATCGGTGACGAATTGGATTCGGAAGGGCGACTACTTCTCTATCGATGTAAATGGCGAGCATGAACTCAAAATGGCGACGGCTGACGCGAACAGTTCGGGGGCCGGGTTGGTGACGATTCAATTTGAACCACGGCTGAGATTCTCGCCGCTTAATAATGCCGCTGTTTGGGTTGAGGATGGTGTGCTGCCGAAACCACAAGGATTATTCATGCTTGGCGATCCGTCGTCGCAATGGTCATCGCGGCCCGGTAGCAACGGACGATCCACAATGACGATGACCTTTCAGGAAGATGTTTACGGAACGCAATGACAAGCAAACGAACTATTTCAGCAACGAATGAGGCCGCGTTCCTTTCTCAATATTTGCGGATCGTTATGTTTGTGCGTCTGGATTTATCGTCGGGCGTTCAGCGGTTTCATACTGAGATTGGCCCAAAGATCGCGGTGCATCCGATATTCGGAAGTGAAACATATTTGGGTTTGGGTGATTTCGGCGGCATCAACGGCGAAGTTCGCGAGTCCACGCAAGGTTCACCAATCGGAATTTCGTTGATGTTGACTGGTGTTTCAGCATCGCTGGTGAACAAATCTTTTGTCGATGATTATTTTCGGCGCGATGCTGACGTAATGATTGGCCTTCAAAACGAGGCTGGCAATTTAATTGATGATCCTGAAATATTGTTTTCGGGTTACATGGACACAGTAAATATTTCGTTCACAAAAAATAATGCGACGATACAAATGCAGTTGGAATCGCGTGGAACAAATTTGCTGACTTCATCCGATGTTCGATTTACTGACGAAGATTTGCAACGAGAATATCCGGGCGACCGAGGTGGTGAATATATTTATCGAATGTCTGATCTAACTTTGCGATGGGGCGCTCAAGGTGTTTGGAGTGGAGCAATTGGGCCAAGTAATCCGGGCAGACGCGGGCCACGAAGGGACAAGCGAGGATGAACGAGGAAGCGCTGCGTGAATATTTCAATGATCAATCCGGGGTTCATCAAAAGTTCGGCACAGTCGATTGCGTTAAGTTTGTGGCGGGTGCGGTACGCGCTGGATGGAATCGTGATTATTTGGGCGTCCTTCAATATAGCGACAGGCGAAGCGCGGTGGCTCGACTTCGTGAACTTGGTGGTTTGCGCGCTGCATGTGATATGGCAATGGGTGAAGCGGTATCGGTTGATTCGTTGGAACCGGGCGACGTTGTTTGGTTCGACAAACCCGCGACAATTGGATTACTTATGCAAGAGTATGTCGCAGTCAAACTCGGCAAGACGATTCACCGATTCAAAGTTGATCCAAAAATGATTGGTTGGAAAACATAATGGGAACCGCGATATGGGTATTCATCCAAGCCGTTGTCGGTTACGGGTCTGCCGGGGCGGGTTGGTATTGGGTCGGCGTTCAAGTCGCGCGCATTGCGATTCTCGCGTTTGCGGCCAAAGCGTTTTCACCGAAAGTTGATCTTTCATCGGCCGCGCGCGAAAAACTTCTAACTGTTCGAGATTCTATTTATCCGCAAGCGTTCGTTTACGGTCAGGACATGTTATCCGGGCCGCTGATCATCGCGAACACAACAGGCAACGAAAACAAATTTTTGACGATGGCAATTGCGTTGACGGGTCACGAAGTTGATTCGGTTGTCGAATATCGTTTGGACGATACGACAATTCCATTGACCGATATTACTGGTGGAACTGAAACGGGATTGATTAGCGGTGGAAAATTTGCCGCCGCCGCTGAAGTGTCGTTTCAATTCGGAACGGCAACGCAAACCGAAGATGTATTATTAGATAATTATTTCGCCGCGAAGTGGACAGTAAACCATCGATTACGCGGCTGGTCGTATATGGCGTGGACGTTCGAAATAATACCCGACAACACGGCGTTTGAAACAGGCGCACCGCAAAACATCAAAGCTGTTATACGCGGGAAAAAAGTATATGACCCACGATTGGATTCAACAAATGGCGGCGCTGGCGCGCATCGATTAGCAAATTCGGCAACGTGGGAATGGTCGGACAACCCGGCGTTGTGTTTGGCTGATTTTATTCTCGATGCCAGATTCGGTATGCAGGAAGATTCGGGGCGCATCGATTGGCCGATGATCATTATTGCGGCAAATGTTTGCGATGAACTTGTACCGATACCGACTGCCGCAACACAGAAACGATATACATGCAACGCGACGTTCCGATCCGACGAACGGCGCAGCGATGTTCGCGACGCGCTGTTGCAATCAATGATGGGCCGAATGGTTTTTTCTCAAGGCGTTTGGCGTATCTGGGCGGGTAAAGCACTTACGGCAGATGTGACGCTTACGGAAAATAATCTCGGCGGCGAAATAATCGTTCAGGCCAATTCAGGCGCGAAAGAAAGATACAACCGAGTGCGCGGAAAATTCATCGATCCATCGCGCGATTATTCGGCATCGACATATCCCGAACAACGATCACCAACTTATGAGGCCGAAGATGGTGGCGAAGTGCGTTCAATCGTTGCCGATTTTCTTGCCACCAATAACACTTATGAAGCGCAACGAAACGCCATTATTGTTTTGAAACAATCACGGCAACAGCGCGTGGTTTCTTTTGCAGGAAATATGTCCTGCTTCCGTATTCAACCCGGCTCGGTGGTTACGCTAACAATTGACGAATATGGATTTGCTGGTGAAAAGTTTTTTGTCACTGAATGGTCGCTCGGAGAAAACGGCGTTTCGTTGACGATGCTTGAGGAATTGGATTCAGCATGGGCCAATCCAGCGGAAGGTGAATATTCAGTTCGCAGCCCAACAGGTGTATTGGACTTCGTGAATCAAGGCGTACCAGCGCCAACTAATTTCACTGTTGAGCCTGTTGTTGGTGGTGTCCTCGCATGTTGGGTTGACCCACCGCTAGCAACGTTCAAAGCAGTAGAAGTGTGGATGGCTTATGAAAACGTTCGTGGTAGTGCAACGCTCATTGGATCATCGCCAACCAAATGCTTTTATGATTTGAGTGGCGAAGTCAATCGCATCCGTTATTACTGGATTCGATCGGTCAATCAATTTGGAACGGTGTCCGAATGGTTGCCAAATCTCACCACCACAACTTACACATCATTTCCAATAGTTCCTCAACCGCCAGTGGTGGCCGATCCGTATGTTCGATTAGGCGCTGGATATTGGTCGTTTACGACAACAGGAGGGGGAGGAACTGTAAGCTATTTGGCTGGAGCGGGAACAAAAGGAACTGATGTAATTCGATTCGAAGGAAGCGCCATCACTTTAGAAGCGGCGCATCTGCTTCGGCGCGGCCCTGATACTTGGGACGTTGAAGCAATACAAGGTATGACAATCGAAATTCGTTACCGAATTAAATATGCGGTTGCTGGTACTGGTGTATGGACTACCACGGTGAAAACATTTATCCGAACAAGCGATGCGATCGATGCGGATATTATTTTGAACAGTGGTGGAATTGGTGGACTGACAACATTTGATGAAACATCAATGTTAGGTGAATGGGTTGAAAAAGTTCATCTAATCGAGTTGAGCATCGAAAATCTAAAACCAACAAAGCCTCGATATATTCAAGTGTTGATGCAAATGCCCGGCAACATCAATGGGGCTGAATATTATTTGGATATGCTCGATGCGACTATTTCTGGTCGAACTTTTAATGCTGATGGTGAATCGGGGTATGTTCCGAAAGCAACTGCGGCAGAGATTGCCGCGTTAAAAGTTTTA